TCTTTGTGATCGAAAGTATGATATAAGTTGTGATGCAGATTTGTCATGTACATTTGACTACATCAAACATATTAAGTGGCACTTTGACATAGCAGAATGAAACTTCCATCCCTCCAAGATATAGTAAGGAGATATTTTCGTCTTCCCCGTAAGAAATTATGGATTGCTGCTTTGAAACTTCAAAGGTGGCCAGTAACTTGGTGGGATGAAAAAGTAGAAGAAAGGAGAAAAAAGGAGGAACTCCGTAAAAAAAGAATAGCAAGTCTTTATCCATCTAAAAAATAATTATGGCAGCACTAATTTGTAATTTACCCTCATATGAAGTTTGGGTAAGAAAAGAATATCTTACTGATCATCAAAGTGGTCATGGAGAATATGTAAAAGGAATCTGGGTATCTGCAAAATCAATACCTGGACGTGCATTTTATTTTGAAACATATTTACCAGAATACGCAGCAATGTTTGATAAATTGCCAATTAGTGCATTCTTATCATCACCAGAAAAACCTGATCCAGACATGGAATTACATAATCTACAATTCTGGAACTGTATGGACTATGGTGTTGTAGCAGTGCAGAAACAATTTATAGGTTCAATGCACTTTGAAATACTCACAAGAGATTATGGAACACAGACAGGAACATATATTTGCACCTTAGATCATTATCATCAAGATGTTGATGCAATTGATTATTCTACAAGTGAAAATCCAGCAGAGCACAAGTCATCTAATTTAATAGAATTAGATAATGGTCAGTTTGCATTGTATCCTAATAATAGAATGAGAATTTATGATAATAGTTTAACACCAGAACATCCTAAGGATCCTGACTTTAAAGTATCAACAGTATACTATCAAGTTGAAAATGGTCATGACCGTGATGGTTTGGGTAATGATGAGAACTATTTTTGGAAAACTGCTAAAGAAACTAAAGAGAAAGATAAATAATTAAAATAGAATGTGTTTGTTGATATAATATACACTCGGAGAAAAAATGCTACCAATATTGTTAGTAGTATCAAATACCATGTCAGAGATTAATCCATCTGATGTAGAGTTTCCTGTTAGAGAGTCAACCTCTCATGTAGAGATAATAGATACTTCAGTAAATATGGATGGTATTTGCGTTGCAACCAGTTTTACTGACTACGTTTGCTACTAAAGAGACTGACCACCAAAATTGACTTTAGTTTTCAAAAATCGGGCAAAAAAATCTCCAGGTATTTTTTGCCTGTAGGGTTTTCTGTAACAGATGTTACACAACTGGTTGACTATATACTATACATGTGTTAGTATTAACACAACGTTCATCCAATGATAGAGCTCACACTGCTGGCATCACTCCTTGCTGAACATAATGCTTCCCACTGGGAAATGTCTTGTTCAGACTGGAACAAAAACAGAATTGAGATACTTAGCGATAAGAATCTTAACTCTGATGCTCACGAGTATCTTATAGATTACTTGAGAACTAAGGTGTCAGGTGATTGCGATGCTTTTATCATCGGACGCAAGTAAGCCGACTCGGAACGGGTTCGTTCATCCTTATGATTGAAACTTTAATTGCTGCATCAAGTGCTGTCACTACTATAGTTACAGTATCATGCACAGACATTAATACTCTTGTTGATCGTGCTAAAGTCTATCCTGACTTGAAGCAAGAAGAAAGACAGGAAATTATTGATTTGTATTATGATTTTGGTGAATCGTATGGGTTATATTGTAAGGACGCAAAAGCCGACTGAAGGAACGGGGCAAAAATCCCTACTACTTTGGAGAAAGCCAATGGCACAAGTCACTTATCGTGGTGTTGTTTATGACACCAATAACAAAAAAGCTCAGCAAAAAAAAGAGGTCGAACTCACATATCGTGGCATTGCTCACGCTAAGTAATGTTAGTAACAGCAGAAATATTAGCAGCATCTGCTATATTTCTAACTATCATTTACGCTGAAGCTAGATTCTTGTACGGATACAAGTTCTAAATTGTAAGGAGGGTCTATTGACAGACCCTCTTTTTTTGTGTAAAATGTCTAAATACCATATAAAAATTATGGAACCGCAAAGAGAACAACTGAAATTACGACTTAGGCAGGTAGAACTAGCATTAGACGCACTTAAGGCAGAAATCTATTCTGACGTAGATGCGTATTCTACCGTAAATACTGCAAATAAAGTATTATCCGATTATGATGAAATCTTCGAGGATGATGACGGATGAGGCAAAAGCAAATTCTTAAAAATTTGAAAGAGGCACTTAAACAGGATTATTTGTATAATACTGAAGAACTTTCTTTCATGAAAGAGCAACTTGCTATTTTAGAGGAAGAAGTGTTAAAATCTATAAAAAAGAAACCTGAGGGATTTGGTAAAAAATGAATGTAAAATTTGTCAGTATTACACCTGATGCAGAGAAGACAATGGCATATATTGCCAGAGTGTCAAATCCATCAAATCAGGAAAATGAGAAATATGCGGGACTTTTGAAATATTGTATTAAGCATAATCATTGGAGTGTTTTCGAACAATCCTCAATGACTTTGGAGATCGAGACGACACGAGGGTTAGCCGCACAAATTTTAAGACACAGAAGTTTCACATATCAGGAGTTCTCACAGAGATATGCTGACACAAAACTCTTAGATGATAAAATACCCTTACCGAAACTCCGCAAACAAGACCTCAAGAACAGGCAAAATTCGACGGATGACTTAGATGAGTTTCTGATACAGGACTTTGAGTTAGAAATGGAGAAGTTGTTTAATTCTTCAATGAACTTATACAACAGAATGCTCGATAATGGAGTTGCAAAGGAATGTGCAAGATTTGTGCTTCCACTTGCCACACCAACAAGACTGTATATGACTGGTTCGTGCCGTTCTTGGGTTCACTACATTAATTTGAGATCTGCACATGGCACACAGAAAGAGCACATGGACATTGCACATAGATGTAGAGAGATATTTGTGGAGAAATTCCCGAACGTCTCAGAAGCTCTTGAGTGGGTCTAAATAAATTACATTACTTTATAATTATGGCAACATATCCTGTGGTTCACAAAGAAACTGGTGAACAGAAAGAAGTATCAATGAGTGTTACTGAATGGAATAAATGGTGTGAAGATAATCCTGATTGGAAGAGAGATTGGAGTGATCCATCAACTTGTCCGATGGCAACAGAAGTAGGAGACTGGAGAGATAAATTACGGAAAACTAAACCTGGATGGAATGATGTATTGGAAAAAGCACAAACTGCACCTGGTTCTAAAGTAAAAAAACTCTAATGGCAAGAAGAAAAAAAGGTGCCGAACAACCGATTGGGGTTGGATTGACGACTAAACAAATGAAAAGAAAAAAACCATTGAGTTCTGATTATTTGGTTAATATTGAACCAATTAGTGAGAATCAAAAAAGACTTTTTGATTCATATAAAGAAGGAAAACAGATAGTTGCATATGGATGTGCTGGAACTGGTAAAACATTCATCACACTCTATAATGCTATAAGGGACGTTTTAGATGAAAGCACTCCATATGAAAAAATTTATATTGTACGTTCTTTAGTTGCAACAAGGGAGATTGGTTTCTTACCTGGTGATCATGAAGATAAATCTGACATCTATCAAGTGCCTTATAAGCACATGGTGAAGTATATGTTTCAGATGTCTTCTGATGCTGATTTTGAAATGTTATATGGAAATCTGAAGGCTCAGGATACAATTAAGTTCTGGAGCACTTCATTCTTGAGAGGAACTACATTAGATAATGCGATTGTCATTGTCGATGAATATCAGAATCTTAATTTTCATGAATTAGATTCAATTATTACTCGTATTGGTGAAAATAGTAAAATATGTTTCTGTGGTGATGCTAGACAGAGTGATTTGATAAAAACTAATGATCGTAATGGTATTGTAGACTTTATGAACATCTTGCGTAAAATGTCATCTTTTGATATAATAGAATTTGAGATAGAGGACATCGTTCGTTCTGGACTTGTCAAAGAATATATTATTGCAAAAATGGAAGCAGGTATGTAATGTTTAATCATGTTGATTTGACCCTCCCTAAACTTTCTAGGGAGACTATAGACGGAGTTCGTTATTATTCTGTTCCAGACGAAGATGAGTTACTTAAGTTAGTTTCTATTACTTCAGTAACGAGTCATTTTAATAAAGAGATCTTTATAAATTGGCGTAAGAAGGTCGGTGATCAAGAAGCAGATCGTATCACGAAAGCAGCAACAAGTCGTGGAACTGATATGCACACTCTTACAGAGCATTATTTAAAAAATGATGATCTTCCTACCGTTCAACCTATCTCTGACTTTTTGTTTAAAATTGCAAAGGGTGAACTCAATAAAATTGATAATATTCATGCTCTAGAGGGATCCCTATATAGTAAAGAATTAGGTATTGCAGGAACTGTCGATTGTATTGCAGAATATAATGGTGAACTAGCAATAATAGATTTTAAAACATCAAAGAAACCTAAACCAAGAGATTGGGTGGAACACTATTTTGTACAATGTATGGCATACGGTTGTATGTTGTATGAAGTAACGGGAATATCCGTAAAAAAACTTGTAATTATCATGGCTTGTGAAAATGGAGAATGTGTAATCTATGAAGAATACGACAAAGCAAAGTACATCAAACTGCTCGGCAAATATATTAGAAAATTTGTTAGAGATAAATTGGAACTCTATGGAACCGAATAAAGAACTAGAGGAAGCATTAGAAAAGAAATTTCTAACACCTCAAAAATTTGCTATTGAAATTGAGAATCTTGTTTCTCAAGAAGAAATGAATTATATTGATGCTATCTGTCACTATTGCGAAATCAATGGACTTGAGGTAGACTCAATAACGAAGTTAGTTTCTAAACCACTCAAAGAAAAATTGAAGTGGGATGCACAGGAACTTAATTTCATGAAAAAAACATCAAGGGCAAAATTACCTTTATAATGAAAGTGACTCCTTTTGAGACTTATCAAACTTATCTTTCGATGAAAAGTCATTTTACTAATCCTAAATATGATTTTTTTAAGTACGGTGGTAAGTCACGAGCCACTATGGCATCCTTTAATAAAAGAAAGGACAAATATTGGTTCGAAAAAACTTCTAGGAAATATTCTGATCAACAGATCCTAGATTTTCTTTTAGCAAATTTCGTAACTACAGACAACCCACAAAATTTATGGATTGGAGAAATTATCAATTCTGGCGAAAGAAACTACTCAGAGTGGATGAGACGCAAGCAGAGTTTAACTTACTTATTCAAAGAACAAAGCAGCGAATTGCTATTCAAAAACGACTTGAACGAAGTATTCGACTGCTCCAAGAGAAAGCATCCCGTAGTACTAAAAAAGTATCTGGGTGGAGAGATAAGTTTAGAAACGCTTACGATACTGGAAAAAATCTTTTCTTTCGTAAAAAACTTTGATAAAAAACTAAAAGACCCAGTGTGGGAATCCGTAAGTCTAAAAATAAAGAAATACGTTCCCTTCATAAATATTAATGTATTCCACTATAAAAAAATCCTAAAGGAGGTTATTAATCATGGCTCTTGAAAACAGTGAAGTTCTTCAGAATTTAACATTACAACTTGATCAAGTTACAGAGCAACTTAATTCATTAACTAATACTCGTATTCGATTATTAGGTGCTATTGAAGTCCTTCAACAAATTGAACAAAGTAAAATTGAAGAAACAGAAGTTTCTGAAACTGATGTAGTGGAGGAAAATGAGTAACTTTTTCGATTCTGAAATAATTCAAGAAGAATTGATTGAAATTAATAAACTTCAAGAAGAAGTTTATGGTAAGATACTAAATGTAATGCATCTTACTCCTGAAGAACAAGTCGAGCATATCGATAAGTTAAGGTTACTATTAGAAAAACAAAAAATTATGTATACCAGATTATCTCTTTCAGATGATCCTGAGGCTCTTAAATTAAAAAATCAAATAGAACAATCAGTTGTTGTAATGGGATTCCCACAAGGAACTGATATGAATGTTTTGTTTGATAATATGGATAAAACCATTAATAATTTAAAGAAGAATGTTGACTAATTTTTTAATCTTTGTTATAATCTAAACATCCAATTAATCCAATTAATCCGAGGTATCCGAATGTCTTTTAAAGACCTTAAAAAGCAATCTAAGCTTGGCTCTCTTACACAAAAACTTGTGAAAGAAGTCGAAAAAATGAATAACACTAACGGTAATAATGATGACCGTTTATGGAAATTAGACGTAGACAAAAGCGGTAATGGATATGCCGTCATACGTTTCCTTCCTGCTCCCGATGGTGAGGATCTACCATTTGTAAAACTATACTCCCATGCCTTTCAAGGTCCTGGTGGTTGGTACATAGAGAATTCTCTGACTACTCTAGGTCAGAAGGATCCTGTTTCTGAGTACAATACTACTCTATGGAACAATGGCACAGATGCAGGTAAAGATGCTGCTCGTAGACAGAAGCGTAAGCTTACATACATCAGTAACATCTATGTCGTGAAGGATCCAACAAATCCTGAGAACGAAGGTAAAGTATTTCTATACAAGTATGGGAAGAAAATCTTTGACAAACTTACTGCAGCAATGCAACCTGAGTTTGAGGATGAAGAAGCAATTGATCCATTTGATTTCTGGCAAGGTGCAAACTTCAAGTTGAAGGCAAAGAACGTTGCTGGTTATAGAAATTATGACTCTTCTGAGTTCACTGCTGTCACTCCTTTATTGGATGATGATGATGCACTTGAAGGACTCTGGAAGAAAGAAAGTTCTCTTCATGAGTTTGTGGCTGCGGATCAGTTCAAGTCTTATGATGAACTGAAGAAGCGTCTTGGTTATGTTCTTGGTAATAAGACAACTGCAGTTCGTGAAGATGTAGAAACTGTTGATGAAGATGACAATCGTGGTTCAGCAGAACAATTAGTTTCTGCTGCTGTGTCAACAGCACCTACTGAAGACGATGATGATACATTATCGTATTTTGCTCAACTGGCATCAGAATAATATAACAAAGGGGTCGTTAAGACCCCTTTTTTTTATCGTATTGTAACTTTAGTATTTTCCGTCTTAATTACGTTGTCGTTTACATATTGAGAAGATCTAGAATAAATCATTTCATTTCTCATATCATTTAAGAATTGTTGTAGATATTCTATTTTTAAAAGATAGATTGATCTTTTCTTATCATTTTTCATTGTTTCATATTCATAGTTAGTAACAGATGCTACGGGATTCAATGTATTATTGTATAAATCTGGATCTGGTATTGTAAATGTAGAATCTACTATTTTTCCTTTTGGTAAAATTAATTTACCGTTCAGATCTTTTACTTCTTTTGTTTCCCAATGATGTACATCAGTTAAGTAATCTCCGTAAATATCAAGAGAATAGTTATATAATTCTTTACTTGATAGTGGCCATTCATCTCTTATATTAATAATACCTGCAGTAATAATAACAACATAATCTAATTGAGGATCACCATAAAATTCTTCGGCAACATTATCAGGTCTTGCACCTTCTTTTATTTGATACTTATTGAATAATGTAAAAACATTTTGTAAGTCATCACGTATTTTAGATCTTCTGAAAAGATTTTTTACACGTATATAATCACCAGATGCATTACCATCCTTGGATACGAATGATTGATAATCTAAATTTGGTAGTTCTCTAAAATATCCCATTTTAATAACCTACTGTGTTGTCTCTTGGTAATCCTGTATACTGATCATCATAATCAATATCATAAATTGGTTCAAGTTCTTTGAATGTTAAATCCATTATCATAGAGATAGGTGTTCCATCTTCATAAGTAGCATAATTACCTTCGCCAGTATAATTGATTGATACATCTTGTAAGAAGCATTGTTTAAATTTATTCAAAAATTTATGCTCTGTGCCTCCTTGTCTATACCTTAATTCAAATATATTTGGTGTTTTTAAAAATGCACGAGACTGTACAGTCTTAGGTGACATACCTTTTTTAAATGTTCTTATGATATTTTTAACTTGATCTGATTCATCTCTATTTCTTGGCATCATTTTAAATGAAAACTTAAATGCTCTTAATGTCGGACCATTAAATAGAAGTTCCATATTTGGGTTAAATATTTCTCCTTGTTGTCTTGCTAATAACTGTTGTACTGTTATATTACCACCAAATAAACCTACTGCCTGACCTGCTAAGTAATTGGTTATCAAATTTTGAGTATTTCCTAAGTCTAATCCAGATTGATTTAGAGCAGATGTCATAGAGTTTTTAAAATTATCTATTTGATTCTTTATGTCCAAACCACCTTTTGCTGCTCCTCTCATTAAATTTGACGCACCAGCAGCAGCTGCTGCTGTAATGCTGTTCAGTTGATCGTCATTATATTGAACAGCATTACCATCTTGAATAGTTGATGGTATTGGTAATAGTATCGTACTGATAGGTCTCTTAGTACTATTTCTTCTAAATCTATTTCTAGGATCACTTGTGAGTGATATCGGGTTAAAAGCAGATGAAGAACTTATTTCACTATCATCATCAGTAGGACTTCCTCCTCCAATAGACCTATATTCCTGCATATCTATTTGTAGATAATCAGTCTCTTCTGTGAATATTTTTAATGGATATCGAAGAACAGTTTGTGGCATTATATTTCTTTTTATCTATTTATGAGAATTTTAGAGAAAGGTATTGCATCGAGGTCATTTAGCTCATTATCATATACTTGATAGAGACCTCCTGCTACTTCACTCCATGTATATTGACGAGGTTGACCCCAATGAAAATTGATTCCACGGAATCCCCATTCTAAAACTTCAGTGACGGCTACTAATGGATTTTGATCGTATGTAATGTTAGGTGTTTTTGGATTATAAACAAATACATAAAAATTACCTACCTCTGGAATTTTATCACCTTCACTCAAAACACTTATAATTTTAAACATTAAATCATCAGCATCTTCAGTTCCAATTAAATTATTTCTTACAGATCTAATACGACTCATTATTTTATACCTAATTCATTCTCTGTGAGTACTTTAAATTCCCACTGCCTATCTTCACAGAATTCTTTTGCTGCCTCCCATTTTGCTTGATTTCTAGCATATTCACAAACTTGGTATACATAACTCTTTGTTTTTCTTTTTTGAACCTTTGGTTCTACACATTGTTTTTGGGGTTTTATTTCAATTATCATTCTTTTAATCTTTCCTGTGCTTTCTCTTACCTTAATGTAGAAATCTGGAAAATATCTATGATATCTATTATCAATAGGTGAACGATATGGAACTATGACCTCTTCACTTCCCCATTCTAATATATTCGCATTAGAATCACAGTATTTCATAAATTTCAGTTCCCATGAAGAGCGATATATTATGTTTGTATAATCCCCTCGATACTTATTTGGAACCTTTGGTCTGAATTTTCCTTTGTAAGTCATCTAAATAACTAATAATAAAAGAATCTTATAAGGTATTTAGAGTGGCTAATAGGCTTGTACAAAGTATTACAATGAATCAAGTGCAAGATCTGGTTGGTAAAATTTCACAATCCAATCAGTATCTTGTAAGTTTTTCTTCATTAAAACCTGAAATATTACAATATTTGGGTGGATATCTTGGAATAAACAATCCAGGCACTTTTCTATCAAGAAAGAGTGGTCTTCTTTGTTCTGAGGCAGTATTACCAACTACATCATATGCGACTGGTGAAGTGAAAGATAATTTTATGGGAGTACCTCAAGAGTTTGCACATACTCGTTTATATACTGATATTGATTTCACTTTTTATGTTGATACTGATTATACTAATCTAAGAATTTTCGAAGGTTGGATGGATTTTATTTCAAGTGGATCTCATAATCAAATTAATGAGTTACGTGATAATTATTATAAGAGATACAGATATCCAGATGATTATAAAGTTCAGACAATGTTTATATCTAAGTTTGAGAAAGATATTAGATCACAGATAGATTATCAATTTATCAATGCTTTTCCGAAGACTATGACTTCTATTCCAGTATCATATGGAGATGCTGATTTATTAAGAGTTAGTGTTACTTTCAATTATGATCGTTATATTGTAAATCCTAGAGGAAGTTATATTGATTCTCCTGTAAGTGATTTTGATGATATACCACGTACTTTCCTTGATACTAGGTTCAGTAGATACCCTTCGCAGAGTTTATTTAATAATAATCAAGATGTTTTATCCAGTAATAATGAAAATCCAATCGTAAATACTGATGCTGCTGTTGAGGGTGGTTATACTATAAGTAAGGAAAATCTTAAAACCACAGGTCAATTAGTTAGAGCCGACAATGCACAATATGGAAATACTTTTCCAGCAGGTTCCTTTTAAAAAACTCTACTATATAATATACAAATTAATAATATATTATGCCTTTACCAAAAATTAATACCCCAACATTTGAGTTGGTATTACCTTCTAATGGAAAAAAGATTAAATATCGTCCTTTTCTAGTAAGAGAAGAAAAGATATTAGTCATGGCCATGGAATCTGATGATATGAAGCAGATTACTTCTGCCATTATTGATATATTGAATAATTGCATTCTCACCAGAGGTATTAAAATTGAAAAACTTTCTACTTTTGATATTGAATATTTGTTCCTAAATGTACGTTCTAAATCAGTTGGTGAAACTGTGGAAGTAAATGTGACGTGTCCTGATGATGGAGAGACACAAGTTCAGATGGAAATTGACATTGATTCTATCAAAGTTCAGAAAGATAAAAATCATACAAATATTGTTAAACTTGATGATAATCTTTCAATGAAATTAAAATATCCATCTATGAATGAGTTCATTGAAAATAATTTTGATGCATCTGATACTAGTAGAAGTGAAGTTTCTCAGTCATTAGATATGATTACTTCTTGTATTGATATGATATACAATGAGGAAGAAAGTTGGAGTGCTAATGATTCTACTAAGAAAGAATTATCAGAATTTATTGAACAGTTGAATACAAAACAATTTAAGGATGTAGAGAAATTCTTTACAACAATGCCCAAACTTTCTCATACAGTTAAGGTAAAGAATCCTAAGACTGGTGTTGAAAATAAAGTCGTATTGGAGGGATTAGCAAGTTTTTTCAGTTAAGTATGGCTCATACAGATCTTGAGTCATACTATAAATTAAACTTTGCCTTGATGCAACATCATAAATACTCATTAACAGAGCTCGAAAACATGATTCCTTGGGAACGAGAAGTTTATATTTCTCTACTCAAACAATATATTGAAGAGGAAAATCTAAAACAACAGCAACAACAAAGTGGCTAACGTAACAAGTTCAGGAAATACAACTATTAAACCCACAATAAATACTGCAAAATTTATGGGTTCATCTTATGCAGCTGGAAGTTCTTTAGAGAGTAAGTTTGCAAATATTTATTCATCACTCAGCACTCTTGCAATAAAAATAAAGAAAAATTTTGATAATATAAATTTACTTACAGAAACTATACAAAATGCAAGTTTACATTCTCATACTGACAATGATGATAGTGATGGGGATAATAAAGATAATATAAGTAATGATGATAATTCAAAATTAGATGAAATAAATAGCATTCTTTTGGACATTGGTAGTGCAATATCATTAGATTTTGCGAATCGTATTGCAGAGAATAAAGAAGATATTAATGATACACGAAAAGAAAAATCTAAAGGAAAATTTGAAAGAGCAGAAAGTGTAATAGAAAAACAAAAACAAAGAAAAGTAGGAAATATATTTACAAAAACAGCATCTAAGGCTTCTTCTCCTATTTCAGGTATTTTTGGTAAATTACTAGCATTAGGTGGAATACTAGGTACTGGAATAGTAACTAATGCTGCATTTGATTGGTTAAAAAATAAAGAAAATCAAGAAAAATTATCAACATTCTTTAAGATAGTTCAAAAGAATTGGAAATGGATGGTGGGTACTGCTGCATTTTTAATAGGAACAGGATTACTTATTCAGTTGATTGGAGCACTAACGACTTTAACTGGTGTTTTTGCAATACTTACAAAACCAGCTTTTCTTGCTGCTTTAGCAATTTTTGGAGGATCGATGGCAATTGATAAATACAGGAAAATGGACTTTGAATTAAATCCTAAAGTTTTAGATGAAAAAGTAGAAAAGAAAGAAAAAGAATTAAGTAGAAAATTAACGAAAGAAGAAATAGAAGATATAAAAAAAGGAAAAAATATAGATCTTAAATTAGGTGGAAATAGAGATTTAATTGCTGGATCAGGATTGTTAGGTTCACCTGGAGGTTCACCAATGGGTATATCTGCTGAATTATACTTTGGAAGTATGCTTGCTGAGTGGACTATGAAACTTTGGAAGAAAATATTTAAAGGAAAACCGAAAGATTTATCATATCTTAATAACAGTAATAGTCAATTTTCAAATGTAAATTTTATACCAGTGAATCTAGATACAATTGAAAACAGAGAATTAATGTTGTCCTCATCTTCTGTAGCAACTGAGGTCACTCACATTTCTGCAAAAAATCTGAGTGATCCTTATATACAATTAAGTCCAGATTACTACGGAATACACGTATAAAATATGGCATTTCCACTTTTAGCATTAGGAAAAATAGTATCGGGTGTAGTAACAGGAACTGCAAAAGGACTTGCTGTTGCTGGAAAAGCAACTGTAAAAGGATCTAAGGTAGTAGGAAGAGCAGCAGGAAAAGCAGCACGTGCTGGTGGAGAATTAGCAATTGATACGGCTTCTGCTGCTAAAAAGGGATTTATTAAGGGTGTAAAAGCAACTACAAAAGGACTTCAAAAAGCAGCAAGTTCTACTAGGAAGAGTATGTCAAATTTTGGCAAACTAATGTCTAAAAGAAAGACTAGTGGTGGTATTGAAAAGTTAAAAAAAAATTCTGAGAAAATTAGAAATAATATTAATCGGGACATTAAAAAATTAAAAAAACAACGTCTTGATCGGGAACGAATACAAAGAAATGTTCTTGAGAGAAAAGAAATAAGAAATATGGAGAAAAATATAAATTCTCCTAAAACTCCAACAGGAAAAAAAGTACAATCTGTATTAAAAAGTCCTATGAATATCATTGATAAAATATTCGGACTTGGTGGTATATTATTAACTGGTATTATAGTTAATTCTATAGACGCTATAATTAAAAAATGGAAAGAATTTAAAGAAAATACTAAACCAATATTTGATTTTCTTGGTAAGATAATAAACGGAATTGGTGATTTTTTAGGGGATGTAAAAATTAGTAAATTAGAAAAAGAAGGATTGAAAATGGATGAATTGGCTGTATTTAATCCAGAAGGAGATCTTATAGGTGGAAAACTTTTAGCAGTAAAGAAAACTGCTGAAGGATTGGGTGAAATGATCAAAACGATAAAATCTACAATACCTATTAAGACAGATGAACAAATTAAAGATGAAAGTGCAGGATACTTGGAAAAATATGGATTTGATGATAAAAAGTTTGAACAGAAAGTAAAAAGAGGTCAAAATCAATGGTGGGATTTTATGGATATTATCCCAAATCCAATTGAATCTATAGAACTGATACCAATTGAAGAGAAAAAAGATAAAAAAAATAATGAAAGAAAAAAATTATCATTCTATAAGGACTCAGTAGATAATAATATAGAAAGTAAATTTTTAAGTTCCTTGAATACTAATAGTTCAAATACTACAATTATTCTTGCATATCAAAAAGAAAAAGAATATATACCAATTTCAGGTCGAAGATCTGGATTTTCTGAAGAACCATCAAATTATACTCAATTCCCAAAAATATCATCTATATGGACGACGTAAGATAAATGTCAAAAGCAGCACAAGCATCAATTTATGAACTTCTCACCATCGATAAGGATGGTAAAGAAGTAAATATTCAGGGAAAAACAACTAGTTTTTCTTATTATGAAAGTGTATTGTCTCCTAATATAACAGCATCACTTACATTTATTGATACTGGTGGTTCGATAGCATATGATAGTAATTATGATAAACAAGAAAGATTAGGTTCAATATATAATGCACTTCCTATTACGAGTGGTGAGAAAGTTAAGTTTAAAATAAGAAATAGTAATTTAGGTGCTCTTGATTTTGAAAGAAACCCACTTATTATTAATAGTGCATCAAATTTAAGTCAAACTTCTCAACAGAATTCAATTCTTATTAATTTAATATCTCAATCATCACTTACAAATCAAAATTCTACAGTATATAAAAAATATAGTGGAAATATTGGAAATACTGTCGGAAACATTATAAAAGAATATTTTGATGTAGAACAAAATAAAGTAAGAATTGATGATACTAGTAATGATTATTCTTTTATTGGCAACAGCTATCCTCCTTTTGAATTAATAATGTGGTTGGCAGCAAAGTCTGTGCCATCTGAAGGTAATGCTGGATTCTTTTTTTATGAAACAAGAACAGGATTTAATTTTAGATCGATTGATTCTTTAATTTCTCAACAACCAGTAGCAACTTATTATAGATCAGATGCATTCGCAGCCAATCAAGATAATAACGTTAATGATTTTAAGATTCAATCTTTTTTTATTAGTAAAAATCAAAATTTTCTTAATTCTTTAAAAACTGGTGTTTTAAATTCACGTAATATCTATTTTAATCCTAAAACATTTGAAGAAATTGAAGAACCATTTCAATTTACTGAATTAATAAAATCTTTGGGTAAGGATACAGAAGAACCTAATGTAGACACCAATATCAATACAGGAAAATTTACTAGAACTCATTTTGATATTTTAGATATTGGAACACATAGTCCTGAAATTGATGGTCCTGATAATAATGATCCAACTCAATGGCAAGCACAATCTACAATGAGGTATAATATATTATTCAGTCAAGTGGTAAATATGCAAGTTCCTTGCAATATTAATTTGAGAGCTGGCGATACTATTAACTGTAATTTTGAAATTGTTACACAAGATAATAAAGAGCAAGGATCTGATGATCCAGTACAAAGTGGAAAATACTTGATTATTGATTTATGTCATCATTTTAATCCTACCAAATCTATGACTTCAATGACTTTGGTTCGTGATTCTTATGGTCTATACTCTAAAAACAGCTAATGAAAAATAATTTAGGAACAATCGGTAATAATTATAAATGGTTCATTGCACAAGTTGCTACGGATCAAAATGAAATTGTTAAAGAAGGTGAATGGCCTGATATGCATGGAGATCGTGTAAAAATAAGAATAACTGGAAAACATCCAAAAAGTAGTGAAGCTCTTTCTGATGATAATTTACCATGGGCAATTGTTGCTAAATCAACTATACATGGATCTAAAAATTATGTATCCAGTGGTATATGGGGTGGTGAATGGGTAATAGGATTCTTTTTGGATGAGGGAGAACAACAACCTGTTATTACTCATGTTCTTAATAATAATTTACCAGATTATGAGGTAAATAAATCAGATAGTTTTAAAAGAGTAAACAGATATAATTCTGGTATGAAACCAGGTAAACATCAAGTTACAACAGGAGGTCCACCAGGAGAACAAACAGAAATTAATAAAGAGGATTTTTTAAATCTGGAAGTTCAGGTTCCTACTACTAGTAGAGACATTATACCGACTCCTGATATCGATGAATCAGAAGGCACAACTATCGACCTTAATCCTGCTCTATAAATAACCGTATACAATTGTAATATAATGTCAACAATAAACACATTAAAAAGTATTAAAGGAGGAGAAGTTGAGAGAACTCAACTATATGGAAATTCTCAACAAATTGTAAAATCAACAATATTTGCTGACGCACTAGTAAATACTGGAGATCCTTGTGGTAAAAGTGAGTTGGGTAAAATTAGTGGTGCACTACGAAATTTATTCAAACAGTTAAAGTTGATTAGAAAATATGGTCAGATGTATGTGAATGAAGTATTATCTGATTTAAGTAATATAAGAAGTTTAATTAAGGATGCTTCAAGTATTATTGCTGCTGCTCTCAGAACAATTGTTCAAAGATTGCGTAATTTTATAATAGATAAAATTAGAGGTGTAGTTCAGGCAATAGTTGATAAAATTTTTACTACACTTGCAAATACTATAAAAGGAACTATAGTTCAGAAAATCATAAATCAAATTTTATGCACATTTACTAAAATATTAGATGGACTTGTTGATTTTGTATCAAATTTCTTAAGTGAGTTAGTAGGTAAAGTAATAAATATTCCTCTTTGTGCAGCACAACAATTTGCAAATGCATTAATTAATAATTTAGCAGCAAGTATTGATAAAGCATTGGCTCCAATTTTAGATGGAATAGGTGATCTTATGGGTGGAATTGGTAGAGTTGCAGGTTCAGTTTTTTCTGCTATTGATAAAATTCTTGCATTTGAGTCATTTTTATGTCTAGAACCAGACTGTCCAGAGAATACTGAGATTAATCTAAATCCTTCAAAGACCACACCATTTCAAACTGCTAAAGATAATTTTGAAAGTTTTATAGAAGTACCATCATCTTCCGATGTAGAAGATTCTATTGGTCAATGGATTGATGGATTTTCAATTTTTGGAGAAAAAATATCAGATAGTCCAGATAGTGGACTTGCTTGTGATACGGATCCATTTAAATGTGGTCCTCCAACCATTGAAATTTTTGGTGGTGGTGGAATAGAAGCTGCAGGAAGTGCTATTGTTGATCATTTAGGACATTTAATTGGAATTAATTTAGATAATGGTGGATCAGGATACACTACCCCACCATTTGTTGCTATTATTGATGCTTGTGATCATGGACAAGGTGCCTCTGCATATTCTGAAATTAATAATGAAGGAGAAGTAGTAAGAATTATTATAGTTAATACTGGTGATGGTTATGATAATCAACCTACTGGTGGTACTGAATTTGATGATGTTGATGATGACGACACTGATGACACTGATGTTGTTAGTGGTATAATATCGGATTATAATGTATGTTTGGAAGGTTTTGAAATTATTTCAACAGGAATTGGGTATTCTCCCACTGATGAAATAACTATTACACCTGATATACCTAATTTAGAGGTGAGTGTGAGTATGAATGATCAAGGGCAGATTATTGAAATGCAAATTTTAGATAGTGTTTGTGGTATAACTGAGATGCCAGATATTGATATAAATAGTTTGACTGGAGCAGGAATAGAAGTTAGACCAATACTATCATTCAATAGAATTATAGATGATTCTCCTCAAGAAGTTTCTGATAGAATTGTTGAGGTTCCTATTGGTACTGATGAAGATACAATTAGAAATCTTGCTCAACAGAGAAATATAGTTCGTGTTATTGATTGTGTGTCTTAAATTATGAGTAAAGTTTTTCAACCAGAACATGTAGTAACTGATAATCCTCATGGAGGTATGATTTATGGTCCCATAAACGATGAAAATAATGATGATGGGACTAGATATGTACAAACAGTTGAAGGTGGACATACCATTTTAGTAAATAAGAATGGTAATAAACTAGATCATACTCCTGGTACACATAATGAACTTTGTGGTACAGATCTTGTAAAAGGTAAAAATACAGACGCTCCAGACGAGGCAGTAGCAAAGGCAATAGTTGCTAGAAAGGGAGATATAGTTATAGTTGCAGAGCATGGAAATATAAAATTAAAGGCACAAAATATTTGGGTTGAAACGGGTGGAACTAAAAATAAAGGTAATTTTTTAGTAAAATCCAATGGACACATTGCAATGACTGCTGGTGAGAAAGTAACTTTTGCTGGAACAAAACTTTGTATGATAGGTAAGGATCAAATTACTTTAAGTTCAAAAGGTAGTATAGATTTATTTTGTAGTGATTTAAACAAATCTTCTCCATTGGCAGGTATTTTTAGTATTTTTACAAATATGAGTCTAGCAAATTTATTGAAATTAGTTGATTCAGAGTGTGGGAGACAATTATGACATTAGATAAAGCAAATTTTAATAGTATAGATGTTTATAATCCTATTTTAGGAAGTGGTATAGAAGTACCTAGAATGTTTTGGAAACCAGGAACATCAGCTTCCTATAACCATCATGTTGGTAAAACATCAATAACGGGATTATGGCAAGGAACTTTGATGGCAGGAATGAATCCTGACTCTCCTTTTTCTTATCTTGGTTCTCCTGGTAATATAAATCTACATTGGCCATCTCTCACTACTTATTATGGTGATCATATTGTAATTGGTAGATCTACTGTTCTTGGAATAGGATTTAGAACTGCTGTTGCTAGTGCAACAATGGGAGCAGTAGGACCTTCTAAGGTAATTAGTGGATCTACAGCAAAGGTAATAGCACCAAGAGTGACAATAGGTGGTGCCTTTGTTAATATTGCTGCTCCTTCTTTCGGCATAATGATTGGTGGTAGAAATTGGGCTGCTTGCCAAGCATTATGGGATAGTAAGAAATCATTTGATATTCCTCATCCAACAAAAACAAATCACCGTCTAAGATATATTTGTACAGAATCACCAAAAGCAGATGTATATGTAAGAGGAAGACTTAAAGATTCTAATATAATTAAATTACCAGATTATTGGAAAGATTTAGTTGATGAAGATAGTATTACTGTTCAATTACAACCCATTGGTTCTAGACATTTTCATCTTAATGTAGAGAAATTTGATAATAAAGAAATACATATAAAAGAAGCTGATGATAAACCATTTGAATGTTTTTACCATGTATATGGAGAAAGAAAAGATACTACTAAAAACATATCAGAGTATGAAGGCTTGACACCAGATGATTATCCAGGAGATAATAGAGAATATGTAATTAATGGAGGTAAAAAATGAAAAGAGAAGCGGATCAAGCACTTGATAGTCTAAGAAAACGGAATATAGAATTGGGTAAAGGTGGAACTGATGGTACTCCTGATATTACTCTTCCTCCAACTTATGAAGATAGATCAGTAGTACAGAATGATGATGGAACTTGGGATGAAAATATTATAGAAGAACAATTTCCTGCAAAAAAAGATATTGATCAACGTGCTAGTGAATTAGAGGGATTTGAGACAGATGTTATTAATTATAAAAATCTATCTAAGATTGGAGACAATAAAGTTCTTTCAATTCTAGGTGAAATAAATGCTAAAAAGTTAGAAATTCTTACCACAGTTAATACTGCAGTAAGTGCTGGATGTACTTATTTTGTAGGTGATGGTACTAAAACTTCATTAGTGAATTCTGGACCAGTAACTGTAGGTGGTGTAATACTAGGTCCTGCTAATACACAGACAGTATATAATACAGATTATCCACAACTCACTGAAGATTCTGCAAAATTATATAAGTATAATGACTTAAATAATTATTCTTCTGATTCTCCTTTTATAGGAATATCTTCTGATGTAATAACAGGAACTAATGTTGGAACAGGTTTTTCTACAGCTTGTTTTGCCAATTTTGGTGCAGCAATAGAGGCAGGTGGTAATACTCAATTCAAAATAATAAAAGGAACAGAAGGTGGAGCATGTGCTGGTTATTTGAATACTATTAATACATTAGCATCAGAAATTGATACATTAAGAAATTCATTAGGAACAGATTGGACTACTGGTGCTTATGTTGGAGTGCTTAAAGATACTAATCAAGTTAAAGATATAAAAACAGGGTCAGAAACCATGGTGTGGTCATATAAAAATGAAGATTCAGAACTAGAACAACAAAAAAATTCAAATAATAGTCTTATTAATGCTATTGAAAGTCAGAGCGAATTTCAATAACTTGACAAAACCCTCTATATAAAGTATGATTTCTTTGTAACTGGTATAATTTATGGACGATTTTGTGAATCGCACGATTATTGACGTGTGCACTAGATCTTTTTTAATCATTTCTGATGATGGAGAGGAAAGGATGATAAAGTGTGAAACTGCAGAACAATTCATGAATGTGATGGAAGTTGTGAATAAATTATTAGATCCAGAAAGAATAGAATACTCAAACCTTAGTGTTAAAAAATAATGTTTTTTGAAAAAGTTAGTCTTGTTACTGGTGGATTTGATCCAATTCATAGTGGACATATAAGATATTTTGAGAGAGCAAAGGATCTTTCTAATTATCTTGTAGTAGGATTGAATGGTGATCCTTGGCTAAAACGTAAGAAAGGACAATATTTTCAATCTTGGACTGAAAGAGCAGATATAATAAGACATCTTAATATGGTAGATGCTGTCATATCATGGGATGATAGTGATGATTCTGCGTGTGGTGCAATCGCAAAGTGTTTAGAAATTTCAGAGAAGGTAATATTCTGTAATGGTGGTGATAGAATTAAAAGTAATATTCCAGAAGTTAAGGGATATGGAGATGATCCTAGAGTAACATTTAAGTATGGTATTGGTGGTGAAGATAAGATGAATAGTAGTTCATGGATACTTCATGGATATTTTGAACGTCAAAGAAAACTTCTAGGTATATAATTTCCTATTTTCTGACTAACTAAATAAGATATAGTAATAATTTTAGTAGTCATAATCTCATGCCTCTGAATAAATTAGATAATTTTATTAAGAATACTGAAGGTCGTATTCTTTATGTGAGTCCAAGCGATTTAGACTCAACAGATAGTATTAGTAATCAGGGTAACTCACTTGCTCAGCCATTTAAGACTCTTCAAAGAGCACTTATTGAGTCTGCCAGATTTTCTTATCTTAAAGGTAATAGTAATGATGAAGTAGAGAAAACTACGATTCTTTTAATGCCTGGAGATCATCTTATTGATAATAGACCTGGCCATGCACTTAAAAATGATGGTGGACTAGCAAAAGTAGTATCTGCTGGTGGTGGAGTGAGTGCTGCTACTGATACATTAGGACTTAATTTAGATTCAAATTTTGATTTAACACAGGAAGATAATATTCTTTATAAGTTTAATAGTGTTCATGGTGGTGTTATTGTACCTAGAGGTACTTCCATTGTTGGATTAGATTTAAGAAAAACAAAGATAAAACCAAAGTATGTTCCTAATCCAACAGATAATGGTGTTCCATATTCTGCTATATTCAGAATAACTGGTGGATGTTATTTCTGGCAGTTTTCTATATTTGATGCAGATGAAAACGGATTAGTATATACTGATCATCAAAGTTTTGCAGAAACTAATAGAGTAAGACCATTATTTTCTCACCATAAATTAACAGTATTTGAATATGCTGATGGTGTTAATAATGTCACTGATTACCAGTTGACTGATCTTGATATGTATTATGGTAAATTATCTAATGCATATAGTGTTGCTTCTGGTAGAAATATTGATAGTAAGTTTCCTGCAGATCCAGATGGTTTTGAAAAGCAAAGAATGGAATGGGAGATTGTTGGTGCATTTGCTGCAGATCCAATAAATATTGCAAGAATTTTCTCAGGGGAAGAAGATAGTAAAACTCCTAGCTCTATCGTTACAGTCATTACTTCAGAAGATCATAATCTAACAGCAGGAACACCAATAAAAATTAATAATGTCGGTGTAAATGAATACAATATTTCTACAAAAGTTCAAAGTGTTGATATAGATGATCCAAAAAGATTTACATACTTACTTCCAGATTTTTCCAGATCTTTAGTAGCAGAACCACCTTTAACTAGTGGTGGTGGAAAAGCAACAGTAACTATTGAAACTGATACTGTATCTGGTGCATCACCATATGTCTTTAACTGTTCTCTACGTTCAGTTTATGGTATGAATGGTATGCATGCCGATGGATCAAAGGCAGATGGATTCAAATCCATGGTTGTTGCTCAGTTCACGGGTATATCACTACAAAAAGATGATCGTGCATTTGCAAAATATGATTCTTCTTCTAGACAATATCTCACGCTTGATGCAACTAAGGTTGTTGGAGCAACTCTTGCTAAGAATTCAGCCTCAACTAATTCAGAAACAGTTTATCATTTAGATTCTGGAGCAATTTATAGACAAGGATGGGAAACATGTCATATAAAAATCACTAATGATGCTATTCTTCAAATAGTTTCTGTATTTGCGATTGGATATAATAAACATTTTGAGGCACAAAGTGGTGGTGATGCTTCCATTACTAACTCTAACTCTAACTTTGGACAATTATCTTTAGTTTCTAAAGGATTTAAGAAGGAAGCATTTGCAAAAGATGATAAAGCATTTATAACCAGTATAATTGCACCAAAATCAATTAGTTCTGATGAAGAAAATATTGATTGGATATCTGTAGATGTTGGTGTAACTACTTCTGTTTCTAATCCAAAAAGATTGTATCTCTTTGGATATACAGATTCTGATATTGTCCCACCTATTATTGCACAAGGATATAGAATAGGTGCAAAATTTGAAGATACATTGAGTGTAGATTTTAGTGCTGTTAGTGGATATGGTACAAGTGAAGCACAAATCTTAATGACGGATAAAAATGATAGTGGTGAAATAATACAAACAGGATTTACTGCTTTTAAAGAATATCCAGTTATATCAGGACCAACAGCAAATAGATTTGCTTTAAATTCTCATAGTCTATCAACAGGTGAGAAAGTTGTTGTAGTAAGTGATACTGCTGATTATCCAGAAAATATTCAAGCAGATGTTATTTATTATGTTATTGATGATGGGGATGATAATCACATAAGATTAGCTGCTTCTAAAACAGATGCAGATAATTATTCTAATCTTGGTAGAGGTGATATTACTGTATATGGTGGATCTCAACTTAGAATTATAAGTAGAGTAACTGATAAAGTTGCTGGAGATATAGGACATCCAGTACAGTTTGATGATACTTCTACAGTTAAACAATGGTATGTTACTGCATCTACTGACAATAATGTTTATACTGCTGTTACACAGATTGGTGTTAACACAGATGCTGGTTTAGATGCTTATACTCAACCTTCTTTTGTAAAAAGAAAAGCAGACTCTAGAAGTTTAGATGATAAAATTTATAAAGTTAGAGTTGTAATTCCTAAAGAATTATCTGGTTCTAAAGATCCAGAAAATGGATTTGTTCTTCAGGAATCTAGCACTACTGGTGTTAGAACTGATAGTGATTTCAATCTTGCCTCTATAACAGATACTGATTATTTGTATGATAGAAATACAAGATTCATTAGTACTTGTTCATTTGTAGCTGGATCTCCTAACTCTACAGTAAGTGTTACTTCAGATTTACCACATAATTTGAATGTTGGAGATCAAATTATTGTTAAAAATGTAACTGACTCAACCAATCCAGTTGGATCTGCTACTAGTGGTTATAATGGAACTCATACTGTTAAAGCAGTTACTAATGATATGCAGTTCACATATGAAACTACTAAAACACTTGGATCTTCATTAACGAATGATCTTAATACAAGAACTGTTGATTTACCAAGATTTGAAAGAAATGATTTAAAATCAAACCTCTTTATTTACAGAAATGAGACAGTACAGAGATATATTGAAGGACAACAAAGTGGAATTTATCATCTTTATGTTTTAGGTGCTGATATAGGTATTACAACAGAATTTACAGATTATAGGTATAGTCAGGATGTTGTTAATTTATATCCTCAATTAGATAGAGATAATATTAACGACAACCCAGAGTCAGCAGAGTCTTTTGCACTAAGATCTCCTCTTGGAGAAGTTGCTACGAGTGATCTTAAAAAGAGTATTACAAAAAAATCTGTTGATAATATAATTACAAAGTTTAATAATAAGTTTGTTATAGCAAATGAGAGTGATTTAAGTGTAGTCGCAGGTATAGCAACTATTACATTCACAAGAGAGCACGGATTATCTGGTATTGCGACTTATGCTGCTATTGCAGGTGGCTCAGGACATACAAATGGAACTTTCTATAATGTAAAACTCTTTAATGAAGTTGGATTATCAAGTTGGAATGGTGCCACTGCTACTGTTGGTATATCTGGTGGAGCAGTTGTGAGTGTAGATATTGAATCTCCTGGTTCTGGATATAGTGATGCTGATGTATTATATGTTGATACTGCTGTTATTGGTGGAAGTGCCAACGCTACAGTAACACTTAGAGGTGATGGATTAACTGGATCTATTATATCTACGGGTGCTGGAGTTTTAGATAATGGTGCTGCAATTCAGGTTACTGGTATTGGAACTACGACTGGTGGTTATTATAGAGTAGTTTCTGTTCCTTCTAAAACTCAAATTGCCATAGCAAAAACAGTAGGAGATCCATTCAGTATATCTGGACAATATGTTCTTCCTACTGGTTCTGTTGGTATTGTTACAACTAACAGTTATGATGCAACAACTGGTATTACTAATTTTGTATGTTCATATGCTCATGGATTATCGGCTGGAGATAAATTTACTTTATTAGATATTAATAATATTAAAATAGGAGAATTTGAAGTTCAATCAAGAGTAGGTGTTAATACATTTACTGTTGTTACTAATGCCACAACTACATCAAACTATCCAAAACATATTATTCCGCATGGTTTATCTGCTAATAATAATGGTTCTGATAAATCTGAAGTAGATGCTGCTGTAAGAGGAGTCAAGTTATATGATAATGAGGTATTCACTTTTGAAGGATTCCCTAGTCCAACAGATAATACTACAATTCAGATAAGTTCTCCTACTTTGGGTATTGGAACTGAAAAGAGATTACCTTTAGGTTCTTATATTCAGATTGATAATGAAATAATGAGAATTTCCACTAATACATTAAGTGGTGCTGGAAATAATAGATTGACAGTATTACGTGGTGCATTGGGTACTGGAATACAATCTCATGATGCTGGATCTTTTGCTTATAAAGTAAATCCATTATCTATTGAGTTCCGTAGACCTTCGATTCTACGTGCTTCTGGACATACATTTGAATATCTTGGATATGGTCCAGGAAACTATTCAACAGGTCTACCACAAGTTCAAGATAGAACTTTAACTGAAAATGAAGAATATCTATCACAATCACAGGAAAAAGATGCTGGTGCAGTAGTCTATACTGGTATGAATAGTAAGGGTGATTTCTATATTGGTAATCAAAAGAAATCTGCTCTAACTGGAGAAGAAACTACTTTTGATACACCTATCCCAACAGTTACTGGTGAAGATCCTGCCAGATTAAGTGTAGTATTTGATGAAGTCATTATTAAAGAACGTCTGACAGTAGAAGGTGGGGATTCAAAACAACTTCTTTCTCAATTTGATGGTCCAGTTACATTTAACAATCAAATTTTTGCTAAAGATAATGCTACGTTTAGTAAACCAGTTAAAATTACTGATGAAACAGCTTCAACAAGTTCAACTACTGGTGCTCTTGTAGTCAATGGTGGTGTTGGTATTGCAGGAGATTTACATATTGGTGAGGGATCATCATTTAATTTTCCAGATGAAGCAAAACTTAATTTTGGTGATAGTAATGACTTGCAAATATCTCATACTAAAAGTCTTGAAAATCAAGTCGATACTAATGGAGAGAAAGTTGCTCCAACTAAATGGGCTTCATTAATTGAAGATACAGGAACAGGTCCAATAATATTTAAAGGAAATGGAGGAGGAGGAAAAGGTAATTTTCAATTCTTTGATGCAGATTGGCGACCAATATTAAAAATGCATAGTGGTCTTGGAGCATCAAGAGTAATATTATATCGTGGTGGACAACAAAGATTTGAAACCACTAAAGTCGGTGCAACATTAACAGGAGAATTAACTCTTAATAGTTTAAATATACCACCAAGTGCTGGAAATCTTGGTATTGCAACTGCTCCACATTTTCGTGCACTAAATACTGACTTTGCAACTCAGCAGACTGATATTATTCCTGGTGGTATTGAACTTACAAAACAGGTTGATTACAAAGATGATGGAACCACTCCTAACGCAGGACCATATATTGATTTTAGGAGAGCTGGCGTAAATGATGCAGGTGCAGATTATGATGCTCGAATCCAGATGGATGCTACGGGTGGTGGAACTGGCACTCAAGATGGTGAAATAGTATTCTTTACACCTGATGGGACTGGACCCTTACCTAGAGATGGTGCTACTGATAATGGGAATGGTGTTGTTACTGAGGCGTTTAGAGTTCAAAGAGGTGGTGCTGCGGTCACTGGTGAACTGCAGGTTAGTGGTGATATTATTGCTTTTTATTCTTCATCAGATGAAAACTTAAAGGATAACATCACACCTATTGAAGATCCTCTTGCTAAGGTGCTTTCAATTAGTGGTAATACATTTACTTGGAAGGAAGGAAATTCTTATCAAGGTGAAGATACTGGTGTAGTTGCACAAGAAATTGAAGCACTCGGATTACCTGGAATAGTCAAAGATCAAGATTCTGGACATAAATCAGTACAATATCATAAACTCGTTCCTCTTCTTATTGAGGCTATTAAAGAGCTTTCAACCAAGGTCGAAAATTTGGAACAAAAACTCCAAGATAAATAACTAAAAAGTCATAAGATGGCAAATTATAGAAAGTCGTTTAATTTTCGTAATGGTGTACAAGTTGATAATGATAACTTTATAGTAAATCCAAATGGTTTAGTCGGTATAGGAACGTCCATTCCGACTGAACTATTGGATGTTAGAGGAACTACTAAAGTTACTGGAATAGTAACTACTACTGACTTATTTGTGAGTGAGGATCTATATGTTGGTGGTATTTCGACTGTTGGATTTATAACTGCATCAGATATATCAGTTTCTGGAGTTGTAACTGCCACTAAATTTAAGGGTGATGGTAGTGAATTATCAGGATTAGCACAGGCAGCATGGAATATAACATCGGCAGGATTATCAACATTAACTGATGTTGGTATAGGAACTACAAATCCAGAATATAAGTTACAAATAGGATTTAATCCATCAACTGGCAGTGGAACTGGTATAGATTCGACAGGAAATGGATTTTTTAGTGGAATTGTAACAACTGGAGGACTCGAAACAACTGGATTCGTAACAACAGGAAATCTATATGTTTCTGGAGTTACTTCACATTTTGATGATTTAACACTCTTTGGTGCAGGTGGTAATGTTTCATGGGATAGAGATGGTGGAGAAGGTAAAGGGCAATTAAGGTTTTCAGATGATGTACTGTTGAAATTTGGTACTGTTGATGATGATTTCTTGGTAATTGCACATGAACCAAACAACAACGTTGTTAGATCATATTCAGGGGTAGGACAGACAGACAAACATCTTTATTTGCAAAGTGATAATAATGTCTTAATTACAAACACAGACGGAAGTGCTTTTAGTGCAGTATTTGATACTGATGATGCAGTAAAATTAAACTTTAATGGATCCACAAAAATTGAAACCACAGGCACGGGTGTAACTGTAACAGGTCTTACAAGCACAACAGATTTATGGGTAGATGAAGATGTATATATTACAGGAGTTGCTACTGCAACAACATTTTTTGGTGCATTAACAGGAACGGCATCAACTGCCACAGCATCAGCGACTGCTTTTGGATTATCAGGAACTCCTCATGTTACTGTAGGAAATTTAATTGGTGCTGCAGCTACATTCACTAGTTTTGAAGTTGATAATTATGCATTTAGTGTACTGAGCACAGGAAAAGTTGGTATAGGAACAAGCATTTCAACAGCAGATTTACAAATTAATAAATCTACTAATACATTACTAGAAGTAATAACATCTAGTAATACTTCAAGTGTAAGTGTTGGACAATCTGTTGGTTTAGGTAATAGTAGTGGTGCTCTACAATTTAATTCAGGAACTCTAAAACTTAAAAACTTTGATTTAGGTGGAGTAGAAGTTGAGTTACATGCTGGCACTGGAACTGGGACAACAGAATCATTTAAAGTTGTACATGATGATAATACAAGATTTGAGACAACTTATGATGGTAAGATAGGTGTTAATCGTCCTGGAGCAACTTTATCACGTAATTTAGAAGTTGGTGGTAATGCTTACATAACTGAAGATTTAGAAGTTGTAGGTGTCATTACTGCAGGAGTCGGTGCTAATCAAATTACTTTTGGTGATGGTAGTTCTATACCATTCCCACAATCTCAACAATTTAATATTAATAGTGGTATTTCTACATTTAATAACTTAATAATTTCACGTGATACACAAGTAGGTGGTTCTTCAACAATAAATGAAGATTTATTTGCTGCTGGAACCGTAGGATTTGGAACTAATGGTAGTGCTGGATTTTTTGGTGGTGGTAATTTTAGTGCTGAGATATTTGGTGATTTATTGGCACATGAAGGAGTTATTTCGCAAACTAAAGGTGGTTTATCAACAGCAACTAATGGATCTTTATTAAGTGATCCAAGAGATGATGTGGCAATTGATAATAATGTAGTTCCTGGTCTTAGATATGGTAATTTCCAAGCAGATGCAAATGGATTTAGTGTAATTTCTCCAGAAGCATTATTTGTTCCTAATCAGGGTGTTGCAGTAGCAGGATTTGGAGCGACTAACTTAGGAATTCTTCCTAATGATTTTAATAAACAGAAGACTTTAATAGCAGTTGGAATTAATACTTACTTTGCTAGATCTGTTCTTGATGTTGGTGCTGCAACCACTACAAATAATAGTTATTTCATTCCACCTTCAGTAACAAGTGGTGAACTTGAAATAATTGCTAATTTATGGACTGGAAAGATAGTTGGATATGGTACAGTTCGATCTAAACAAGTTACTCCAGATGGAGTTCCTGGTGGTGCATTAGTATATAATAGAACCAATACAAGATTAGAAGTTGGTATTGGTACAACAACTTTCTGTGGAATTGCTACATTAACAAATAATCATACTGGATATAGTGCTTATGTTCCACCATATGTTAATACAGAACAAAGACTTGCATTAACAAACGCTGGAATTGCTAGTGGTGCGATTATATTCAACCCTCTTAACAAGAGGTTGGAAATGTATAAAGATGCCGTAACAGGATGGGTTGGAATTGCAACTGGTTCTACTACTGGTGCAGTATCACTTGACGACCTAATTGATGTTGAAGTTCCTTATCCTAGTGATAAAGACTCATTAGTATGGAACGCAGGTGCATCTAAATGGGTGCCATTCAATGTTGGAACAGGATTGTTTATATCTAATGATACTGGAATTAGTACAAATACTAATTTAGGTATTGGAACTACAACTGCCTCATCAGCCTTAACTGTTAGTGGTGATGGTATATTTACTGGTGTCGTAACTGCTACTTCATTCATTGGTTCTGGTGCAAACTTAACTGGTGTTGGCACTCAAGGTCTTAATGTACAGGCACAATCTTTAACTGTTGCTGGTATATCAACATTCCATAATAATATAAAGATTGGCACAGGTGTTACGATAGAGTCAAATGGAGATGCAACTTATACGGGTATTGTAACTGCTGGTTCATTTGTAGGTGATGGTTCTGGACTTACTGGTGTTGGTACACAAGGAATAAATGGACAATTCCGTGGATTAGTTGTTGCTGGTGTTTCTACCTTAGGTGTTACTTCAATAAGTGATTTAGGGGTAGAAGAATTAAATGTAACTGGTATTAGTACATTTGCCTCAATTATTCTTCAAAGAGGATTATCTATTGTAGAAATTACTGGTTCAGGTGTCAATGCAACTGGTGTTGGTGTTGTTACTGCAACGACTGTAGATGCAGGTATTGTTACTTCTACAAATCTTTATGTAACAGGTATTTCAACTGTTGGTGTTATTACTGGAGGCACTTCGGTAGGTGCTAGTAACTTCTATGGTAATTTGGTTGGAAATGTAACTGGTGATGTAACTGGAAATACAACTGGAAATTTAACAGGTAATGTTTATTCAGCATCAGGTATTTCAACATTTATGGGAAGTGTTGGAATTGGAACAACAGACATTGTTGGTGCAGCAAAAACTCTTAATACCTCAGTGTTAAATGCTGGTATTGTTACTGCTGCATATTTCTATGGTGATGGTAGTGGATTAACAAATTCTAGTGCTGCTCTTGCTGCAGCATCAGGAACTCAAAGAGTTGTTCTAACCAGCTTAACTTCAGGTGATATGGTTAGTGCTGCTACTGACGGAGATTTATCATTTACTGTTGCTACAAATACATTAAACACAACAAACATATCTGCAACTGCTGCTAATTATACTGGTATTGTAACAGCATCTTCTTTTGTTGGTGATATAACAGGAGATGTGACAGGTGCTTCCTCAAAAATAACATTAGGAAATGAATCTACTGATACTACTTGTTTCCCAATATTTGTCACAGCAGCGACAGGTGATTTAGCACCTAAGACAAATACAAATTTAAGTTTTGATTCTTCGAATGGAACTTTAAGTGCTGCTAAATTCTCTGGTCCTGCTTCAGCATTAACGAATGATGCATCAGTCAATACAAGTGGAGTCGTAACTGCTTCTGCATTTGTTGGTGATGGTTCTGGATTAACCAGTGTAATTGGTTCTGGTGCAGGTGTTGTTGTAAAACATGATGACACCACAATTGGTACTGCTGGTACGATTAATTTCTCAACAAACTTAGATGTATCTGATATTTCTGCTGGTGTCGTAACTGTAACTGCGTCTGGTGGTGGCGGTGGTGCTTCTGGAGTATGGGCAACCACTGATGCTGGAATTAATACAACTTCAAGTGTTGGTGTAGGAACAACAAATCCACAATCAACTTTCCAAGTAGAAAGATATGGTATTCAGACTGGATTAGGAACATTTGATGCAATTGCTGGAGTAGCAAAAACAGTTGATACGTTTACAATTTCCTCAACAGATTATAGAACTGCAGAATATACTCTTCACTTTGAAAGAGGAATTGATATTCAGGCACAAAAACTTCTTGTGATGCACAATGGAACTACTGCATACTCTCAAGAATATGCAACAATGTCTGAATCTAATACTATTGTTTCTGTAGCAGCAACAATTACAGATGGAACTACCTGTGAGATTTTGATAACTCCAGAAATAGGTATTAGTGGATTAACCACATATAGATTCGTAAGAGGAGCTCTTCTTTAATGCATACTATAACTGCAGTATCGCTTGGTTCAACTTTATACAATGATGTAGTACGTGTCATAAATGATACACCAAGAACCGATCCACAGGCTTTTACAGTTTATGTAAAAGATGCAAAGGATTGGAAAGAAATTCATGATTATATCATCTATGAAAATAATCTTGATGATATTCCCAATCGTCAAATAAGTGTCGTATCGGAACTAGCATTTTCTCCAAAAAGATCTGTTTACTCTATGTCAGAAGATGAGGCAGATGTTTTAAGAAATCATCCAAAAGTTGGATTAGTGACATATTCTTCTATGCACAATGAAGTTGTATTAGAACAAAGAAAATATGATGAGGAGCAGGGTAGACTTACACAAACATTTAGATTTCAAGATACTTTTAATAGTACTAAATTTTATCATGCCCTAAAGTCAGCCCACCCTGACGATCCTATTGATTGTAAAAAAGAACATATATCATTTTGGAGAAGGGATAATAATACTGAATTTGTAAGCTATGGTCCAACCTGGCCAGGCTATGGTCCAATTTCTTACTCAACTTTCTCCTTCGACAATTTACCACAAGGAACTATGTATAGATATTCAGATCGAACTTGGGGAGGTATTGGTTTAGGAACACAAAATCCAGGTGTAGGTCTAACATTCACACAGTGGGGATTACTTCGACATGGATATAAAGAAAATCCTTTTAAAGCAGGTTATCCTGATAGTGTTAATGGATCTATTGAAAATGAAATAATAACTGATAAAGATATTGCATTTTCATTAACAGGAAAAAATGTTGATATTGTTATTATGGATACTGGAGTTGTATGGAATCATCCAGAATTTTTAGTTCCTGGTATAACCACTATTTCTACATATAGATCAACAACAGATTCTGAAGGAAATTCATATGATGCGAGTACAGAATGGGTAAAACCATATACAAGAGTACGAGATATATTACTTGATGGTAAATCTGATTATGGTATTGATTGGGAAGCAGAAGGATTAGTTTCTGCAGGTAATGGTGTATTATCCGCTTATAATAGACAAAATGCACTTTCAAATTCTGGCATGGGAACTGATAATGGACATGGTACTCATGTTGCTTCAACTGCGGCTGGTAATGTGTTTGGATGGGCACCTGAGGCAAACATATGGTCTATTGCTTGTATTGATAGATCAGATTTAGGATTTGGAGAACCTGCTGATGGTTTTGATTATATTAAAGTTTGGCATAAGAAAAAACCAATAAATCCTGTAACAGGAAGAAAAAATCCTACTATTGTTAATTGTAGTTGGAATTATTGGCAAGCGTTTTTTGTTAATTTGGATTATACTGCAACCTTTAGAGGTACTCCTTATACTAGATCTCAAATAGAAGCAGATAATAATGCTGCTCCTGCCATTTTCTATATTGATAATTTCAGTGGAGCTTGGAGGAGGTTTACGGCCACAAAATTCTCTGGACAAGCATCTGCCGATGAATTATATGAAGATCCTGATTGTAAAGATATTATTCTAGTATGTACAGCAGGTAATTATGGAAGTAGTAATGGTAAACAAGATTTACCATTAGAATATGGTGGTGAGGGTGATTATGAAAATAATAAAATTACTTCAGCACAATATTTACTTACTGAAAGTGAATATAGTAATGATTACAATCGTCCAGGTACACCTGCAATTACTGGTATTGGACAACCTGATGCTCCAATAACAGTAGCTTCTATTGATAGTACACGAACAGGTGTTGGAACTGTTGGAATTGATAATGGTAGAGTAGGAGTCAGTGGTACTTTCGCACAGGAAAGAATTTCTGATTTTAGTAATAGAGGTCCAGCAGTTGATATACTAGCTGCTGGAAGTAATATATGGGGAGCGTACATACAAGAGGAGGGGTTTAGTTACTCCCCTCGTGGATACAGAGATCCTAGAACACCAATATTTGATACATCATTACCTGATGATGATATTACAAGAAAAGCAAATGAATTTGAATGTTATCCTCTAAGTGGAACTAGCATGGCATGTCCACAAGTAACAGGTGTCATTGCACAAAAATTACAGGCAGATCCATCAATGAATAGGATTGATGTTAGAAATTGGTTAATGAGTGAAGGATCTGTAATGGTAGATAATGAAGAATTTTGGGGTGGTAGAGCTGAAACTATATTTGGAGTACCAATATTTGGTACAACAAGTTCCGTTCCTTTTACACCTGAAGATGCTGTAGGTGTTAATTCTGTTGCTTATTGGAGTGGTAATTATTCATTAAGGGGTAATAATACTCGAATATTATTCAATCCTTATGCTAATAATTCACGAGCTTCTATAAAGGGTGTGAATATATCTGGAGTTTCTATAACTCAATTATAAATATCTAAAAACAATAAAAATGGCAAATAAGAGCTTTGGTACAAAACAATTAGATTTAACTGGTGCTTCTGGGTCTCCTATTATTACGAGTCCAAGTGATTTAAGTATCAATGCAACTACTGTTGCTATAAGCACAAATATATCTGTGGGTGGTTATTTTGCATCTAATGTTAATGTAGGAACAGGATATTCGGTTGGTATAGGAACTACTATTCCGATTGCAAAACTTGATGTAAGAGGTGAGGTTTGGATTGGTGGAAGTTCAGAACCTGTTTTAAGATGGAGAGATGGAAGCAATGAATATGCCACTGCTAGAATAACTGATGGAGATTTAAATTTTGAGACAAGGGAAAGTGGCACTGATTATGAAAGACTTCGCATCACATCAGCAGGTAAAGTTGGTATCGGCACCACTATTCCACAACAACAATTAACTGTTGAAAATGATGCTACACATTGTTTAGTTCGTGTCATAAGTAACAACTTGAATGAATCTGGTATAGATTTTGGTGATACTGACGATGGTGATCAAGGAAAAGTAAGATATAATAATGCTGATTCATATATGAGGTTTGAGTCTGGTGCAACTGAAAAACTTCGTATTACAGGTACTACAGACACCACTTTTGCAGGTAGTGATGATATAATTCTAAATCAAGGAGGTGGAATTGCTGAAACCACTCAGGTTACAGGCACCATTAATATGGGAACTTCTTATTTAAACACTGGACATACTAACGGTAGTGGACATTATGGTGCTGTAAAATTTCATTTATATAAGAATCCTACTGGAACAAATGCTGAGACAATAGACAATGTATATGGTTTTGGTATTAGTAATGGTATGATGGAGATACAATCTAACGCATTTTTAGGATTCTTCGTTGGAAGTGCTGGTGCTGGAACTGGAACAAGACCAAAACGAATGGTCATAGATACGAATGGTAGTATTGGTGCTCCAAGTGGAACAAATATATACAGTGCATCTGATTCTAGATTAAAGAAAAATGTAGTCACCTTAGATAAAGGTTTAAGTGAAATAAATTCTTTGAGACCAGTATCTTTTAATTGGATAGATGGTTATTGTGATACAGAAACAGATACACTATATGGTTTTGTAGCACAAGAAGTTCAGACTGTAGATTCTAATTTGGTTCACTCTTTTAGTTCAACACCAATTGGAATTGGAACTGATCCATTAAATCCAACTCAGACAATAACAGATCCATTGAGAGTTGATGAAAAATATATAGTGCCAATGCTTGTAAAAGCAATTCAAGAACTATCAGCAAAGAATGATGCACTTGAAGCAAGAATTGCTGCACTTGAAGGGTAAATAAGTTGACTTAAAATTCTAATTTTTATAACTAACTCTGTAGGGTTTGTAGGACAGGCTCTATAATATTTTAAAGGAACCAATAGGCAAACTGCCACAAGACCCTTGCACGGGGTCTTTTTTATGCTATAATATACTCATATAGACAAAGAGTATTAATGCAATTACGTCCCCATCAGGAAAAAGCACTGGAAGCACTAGCAAGACATCCTAAGGGGCAGATCATCGTACCTACAGGTGGTGGTAAGACCATGTGTATGATAGAGGATGCCCAGAGAGTATTCCGTACACAAGAGGTTGCAACCATTGTCGTGGTTGCTCCACGCATCCTATTAGCAGAGCAACTATGTTCTGAGTTCTTGGAAACAGGAGAGTTTAACGATGTAAGAGTCATGCACGTTCACAGTGGTGAGACTGACCATTTCTCTTCGACCAAAGTATCTGACATTAGATACCATAACTACCTATGCTATGAGTCTAATGCACATCAAATGATATTCACAACATATCATTCATTACACAGAGTACAAGAGAGTAATATTGTTGTAGATACAATATACTTTGATGAGGCACATAATAGCGTACAAAGAAACTTCATCGGTCCTGTTGAGCATTTCTCATGGGATTCTGATAGGTCTTATTTCTTTACTGCCACACCAAAGCACAGTCTCACACCATTTAAAGCAGGTATGAATGATAGTGATATATTTGGAGAGGTTATATGTCAAGTATCAGCACCTAAGTTAGTAGATCAAGGTTACATTCTACCACCAAAGGTAAAAGTATATAAGACTGACATATTAAAGAAGGATGAAATAACATTCGATGTAGAATGTAATCAGATTATGAATAATATTGATGACCATAAGACTAAGAAGATCTTAGTATGTGCTAAATCTACCAAACAGATTACAGGATTGATCTCATATCCTAAGTTCCTTGACGAATTGGAAGGTAGAGGTTATGATTGCATGTATATTACATCCAAGACTGGTGCTGTCATCAATGGTAAGAAAGTCAGTAGAGATGAGTTTTTTGAGACATTGAGTGCATGGGGTAAGGATGAGGACAAGAAGTTTGTTGTCTTACATCACAGTATCCTAGCAGAAGGCATCAACGTAAAAGGACTTGAGGCAGTCTTATTTCTAAGATCTATGGATTACATCGGAATATCACAAACGATAGGAAGAGTGATTCGTAAAGGTGGTAAAGACAAGACCTATGGATTAGTATGTGTTCCTGTGTATTCTAAGGTCGGTATTAGTACAGCCCGTAGAGTACAGGCAGTAGTCGATACTGTATTTGAGAGGGGCGAACCTGCAATTAGTGTAGTTAAACGATGAGAGACACGATTTTATTTGGAGATTGTAGAGATACACTCACACAATTTGATGAACAGGCAAGAATGTGTGTTACATCCCCACCTTACTATGGTCTAAGAGATTATGGTGGGGAGGAGTCACAAATTGGTATGGAACAAACACCAGAGGAATATATTGATGAAATGGTCAAAGTATTCAGATTAGTGAGAGATTGTCTTACTGATGATGGCACACTATGGTTAAATATTGGAGATAGTTATTACAATTACCGAAGTGATGGAAACTATCCTAAACAAACAGTAAGTAGAACTAGACAAGACTTACCTGTTAAAACACCTGTTAGAGGAAATAAACTAGAGGGATTAAAGAGTAAAGATCTTATTGGTATTCCTTGGATGCTTGCATTTGCTCTAAGATCTGATGGATGGTATCTCAGACAGGACATTATATGGCACAAACCAAATCCAATGCCTGAGAGTGTGAGAGATAGATGTACCAAGTCACACGAGTATATTTTCTTATTAAGTAAAAACAAGAATTACTACTACGATAATGAAGCAATCAAAGAACCCGCAAAAGATTGGGGAACAAGAGACAGAACAAACGGAAAATACCACAACGAAGGAACAGGACTCCAACCCCATAGCGGACTTACAAAATCATATCCAACAAAAAATAAACGATCTGTCTGGTCAGTAACTAAGAAACCATATAAAGGAGCTCATTTTGCTACATTTCCACCTGAGTTGATTGAACCCTGTATCAAAGCAGGAAGCGAGGAAGGAGACATCATATTAGATCCATTCATGGGATCAGGAACCACTGCTGCAGTGGCAAAATCGCTAGATAGAGACTATATTGGATGTGAACTGCATGAAGACTATGGTAGTCTAATTCAGAAAAGAGTGCAAGAATATCATCCAGTTGAAGAAGTGTCACAACAAACTACCATAAACATTTTAGATATTATATAATATGTACATATCAAAGGAGGAACCCTAATGCGTTGTGAAGTTAAATTGTATGTTGCAGGTACAGTCTTTTATGAAGATGTATATGCAAAAGATTATAGAGAAGCAAAGCAAGTAGCTCTTGCTCGTAATCCAAATGCCACTGTTGTGAGTGTTAATGCCAGATGAAATTAACACAAGAAGTAATTGATAAAATTCAATTAGCAATGACTCATACCAAGATGAATGGTGAAACCAACTGGAAAGATGGTGATGAGATTGATGTTTGTTTAGGTGGTACATTTGCAGGTGATAAATTTATCAGCATCATAAACAGAACAAGAAGCAGTACTAGAAAAACATGAGATATGCGAATGAACAATGAGACTAAATTAGTTTTTGCTCTTGAACATATTGCACATCTTGAGGATTTGATTAAGGGTAATGATTGGGAAGAATTTCTTATTCAACCCTTATCAACTATGAAGTATGAATTTTTAAGACAATTAAAGGATGAGCAGTACAGAAAGAAAACCAAGAAAAACTAACTATCAAACCTTTTATAAGGATGCGATAGCAAATAAGAAAGGATACGTAACTAAAGACGGTATGTGGGCTGCTATACCATCCAACGGAAAAAAATTTGCTATTGTTCATAATGGAGAAGTAGTACACTTCTCAAGAAACTATGATAGTGCCATGAACTACATACTGAAACAATCTAAGAAATCCAAATGAGTGAAACTAAACAAGATAAATGGGATCGTGGGAAGACCCTTTTTCTTGAATCTGTTTATAAACCCGATGTTAAATTGAGAGGATGTGCTTACAATCAAGAATGTTTCCATGAACTGATGGAAATAAGGGATCAGGTTATTGGCATGGTAAAGGCAATGAAGAATCCACATAGTCCACAAACACCAACTGAGTATTATTATGAAGATTGATACACAAGGAATGAGTCTATCTCTTGATTCTAATTACAAAGAGACAAAATCAGTAGATGAGCAAAGAGAAGAGATCCCTAAAGCAATCATCCAACCAACAAGATTATTCACTCCTGAGTATGTTAAGGAGATGAAAATTCTTATTAATGAAGTGTTAGATGAACGTGAGTACAATAAGAAGATGAAAGGTGCATATGATATTGGTGGGTATGAACTACCACCGTCATATTTTGATACAGAACATTTTAAACATGTAATTGATGAACCAGAGCCAGAGTATAAAGATTGGAGTCAATAAATTAAGCACCAATTTGTGTGTGTTAGATGACAAATAAAATATAATTTTTCTCAATTAAAATATATAATGAGAACTATTAGATTATCTTATGCTATCAACACAATATCGTCTTCGACTTGAAGGCATCTGCAAAGCAATCGCAGCAGGACAAGAAGTAAGTTTAGAAGATATGATATGGGCAGAGAAATTATCAAAGGCAAATACATCTGCAAGAGGCATGTTAAGTTCAGCAAGAAGATTAAAAACGGATGATGACTCAACTTTTCTTAAGTACTTGGATATAGGAGACTCCGATCCAAGGAAACATAAAAGGGGTTTCAATGGAGCAGATGATATAGTAGACTGGTTTAAAAACAAAAGATCAGATGATTGGCGACAACGTGACTAAGTATATGTGCGTAGGCATAAATTTTTGTTAAATTGTATCAGCAAATACAGACACTTTTTGTCTAAATAATGATAGAATTAGGAGAACAAGATGATCTGAAATCTCTTTGTTATTGTAGTTTATTGGAGGCAATTATGCACAACTTAATACCATTTAATCAATTAGCTGGATCGAAACATGAAGAAACATATGATCCACATCACGATTTAATCACGGAATACTACGAGTGCCTAATTGACTGTGACCAAGACCAACATGTTTGTAAACGTATATGTAGGGAGGTTTTAATTTAAAACAATTACACGTCTATTCTAACAAACAAATGATAAAGTATCAGCATCCACCGTAAAGGTAATTAAATAGTCACACTAACCCTTGACACAATGTGTCAGGGGTTTTATAATATTAAGGAACTAAAAGATATATGAGTTATTATAGAAAAGCATTATTTCCAATACACATTTATCAAACTCATATAAAAGAGAATGAATTAATAAAGGATGAATTATCAAATAACATTGAGAAATATGTTAAAGATAAATCATTGAAAATCCCTGATGGTTGGTTGACAGATAGTGTACAAACATCATTTGAAGTTGATAATGCCAATATGGAATTATTTGAGAAAGATAGTATTGTTCATGAATATTATCAAAAATATCTCTTTACAATATTTGATAAACCAGTAGAATTAAGTATAAAGGATATGTGGTTTAATTATTATTCAAATGGTGAGTATCAAGAACCTCATCATCATATTGACGGTGGTTCTATTAATAATAATCAATCACATTTTTCATGTATTCATTATTTAAAGTTTAATGAGAATATACATGAACCAGCAATATTTGTTGATCCACTTTCATTAACAAGAGCTCATTCTGTAGAGTTGGATTCTAATAATTATAATGAGAGATATGTTCCAAAAGTAAGAGAGGGAAGTTTATTGGTATTTCCTTCTTATCTAGAACATTTCGTATCAAAAACTGCATCCACTCCTGAAGATCCAAGAGTAACGATTGCATTTAATATTATATTAACAAAATATGGAGATGATGATGGAAATTAATTATAAAGATAAGTTTTTTAATGAAACAGAACATAATATTATTAATCAATATTGTATGAGTGCATCATATCAATATGGTGAGACAGATAATGTTGGAACACCATGCACAGGATTGATTCATAATATACCTGAGACAGAGTTTGTACATAAACTATTTCGTAAAAAGTTGAGTGATGAGTATAAAGAAGTCACGACTGATATGAAATTGTATAGAATGTATGTTAATTGTTTTGCACCGAGTGAGAATCCATATTTTCATACTGATGGTGAAGAGGGTATTACATTCTTATACTATCCTAATATGAATTGGGATTTACAAGAAGGTGGAGAGACACAATTTTATATTAATGATGACATCTATGGCATTACACCAGTACCAAATAGAATAGTTATTTTTAGTGCAAATATAAAACACAGAGCTACAACATTTAGGAATAATCATCGCTTCACTGTTGCTGTTAAATATACATGAATAAATATATAATAAAGAACGTAACATAATATAATGGCAGTAACCATTTCAGCACCAAAATACTTTACTGGAACTGGACCGATTAAGTTTAGTGAGATAAGAAATACATTTGGTGAACCAAATGATGGTGATGAACCAGGAAAAAATGTGCGTATATCAGATTATAAACGTAATTCTGCTGCTTGTGTTGATTGGGATGAAGATGATACTATAACTCCACGTGTTCCTGATGCAACTGAAAATGTTGAATTACCTGATATTGATGAGAATATACAGTTACAGGACTATCGTAATACGATTAAACGATATGATGTAACACAAACAGGAAGTGAGGAAGAGAGAGTATATACTGATGGAAATGAGGCTGACTGGAATAATAATTTGAGTAAGAATGTCAATAAAGATTATAATGTGAATGGTACAATTTATGCAAATGAGACAAGTAAATATGCACTAACATTTGAAGAGGGTGTTTATAATAATTTGTATATCAATGTAAGTGGAAATATCTACGGTGAAGGTGGAGCTGCTGGTGGTGGAAATGGTGGTGGTGCATTGTATATAAAAAACACATTCATTTGTGATAAAGTAACATTAAGAATTGCTAATAATGGTAAGATATGGGCAGGTGGAGGTGGTGGCATTGCTGGTAATGATGGTACTGATGGTGATACTATTGAATGTCAAAGAGCTAAAGCATGGACTGCAGATAATAAAGTAGGTAATACTCATTTATGTAATGATGCAGAAGATAAAGCTTGTAATCGCCCAATAGCAGTATGTAAAGCAAATAGTGGATCAGGTGTTATTAATAATACTAATATTCCTGCTGATATTGTTACAAGCACTGTAAAATGGAATTCAGCAAGTCCGAATGGTGGAAATAGAGGTAGATGTCGTGGACCGAGAGGTGGGACTGGAAACAGGGGTGGTATAGACAATGACACTGTGATTAATTATGCTCAAAGAGCTAATACTTATCAGTGCACTACTGATTGGACCATGTCCTGCCAAGGATATCAATCATATAATATAGTAGGTGGTAATAAAGGCACTAAAGGAAATGCAGGAGCAGGTAAGGGATTTACGAATCGTAATGTTGCAATGAGTAGTTCTCCCCATAAAGGTAATCCTGGTAATCCTGGTAATTGCAATGTTTGTGATAATACAGCAGAAGATGCTAATGCTGTTGTTACATCATCATGTGGTAATGATGGTAATCCTGGTAATTCAGGTGGAGACTGGGGACAGGCAGCAGCATCAGGTGGATCTGGTGGTATAGCAATTCGTAAGAAGAAAATAATCATCAATAATGCAAATCCTAATAATGTAAAAGGAAGTGTAAACAACGTTTGATTTATATGGTATAATATTATTATGGATAAAGTGAAACTATCTGATGTCATTTTTCATTTCATGGAACTGTTTTTTTTAGAAGAAGCAAGTGGTCGTGTATGGGGTGCATCATCTAATTGTATTAAAGAGCGATGGAAATTATGTGAGGCATGTGAGCACTATGATGAACCTGAAGAAGGGTGTAAGTATTGTATGTGTTATTTACCGAACAAGATAAAAGATCCTTTCGGTGAATGTCCACTAGATAAATGGACAGCAAATTCAGAACAATGGAATGAAACTGATTATGAAATTGTCAAACAAAGAGTCATTGAATTATATCCAGAAATGGAGGATTATATAAATGGAAAAGATTGAATTAACTGGAGAATACAGTGATTTTATTGGTTCATATTCATGTGCCTATAACTCTGAGTTCTGTAGTGAGGTAATTAATGCCTTTGACTATTATACATCAATGGATGCTGTTTATTGCGAAGATGGACAGTTTGAAAATTGTAATGCGGGGAGATTTGATTATGCAATAGACATGCAAGACATGACTCCAACAATGAAAGGAGAACCATTACTAACATTAAATCAGACATTACAGAATAGTTTGGATGAATATACGAGAGTCTTTGGACATTTAAAAGGAGTGCCTATGTATAGTTGTGTGCAGAAAGTACAAATGACACCAGCTGGAGGAGGATATCATGTATGGCACGATGAAAATAGTGGATTACAACATTCAAATAGATGTTTAGTATGGATGATATATTTGAATGATGATTTTGAAGGAGGAGAGACTGAATTTTTATATTACAAGAAGAGAATAAAAGCAGAGAAAGGAAAGTTATTAATATGGCCAGCAGGTATGACACATGCACATAGAGGAGGATTAGTACTAGAGAAAACAAAGTATATTATAACTGGATGGTTCTATCTTGCTAATATTTAATAAATAATATGTAAAGAAATCAACACAATCCAATGTTATCCGATAAAAAAGCAGCAAAGAGAATTATTAAGATTGCTAAATGTTGCCCAGAGTATTATTCTAATGAAGAAGTATCATATGCTAAAATATACAAAAGAAATCTAAAGAATGGAAAACAACAGTCTAAAAGTAAATCAGAATAAGGATGGGTCATACACGTTAGAGTGGGATAGAAAAGATCCTAACTGGAAATGGTTAAACAACTTGACAACTAAAGAGATACAAGTTATTATTGAAAAAGCTGTTCAATACGACAAGAATGACCGAAAAATCAGAGTATAACTACTCTCTATTGAATCTTGAAGAATCAATACGAGAAGTTATGGAAGGTGAATTTACACCGCAAGAAGTATACGATACGATAGTTGATTCAGTCAAGAAGAACATGAAATATTATAACGCATGTTATAATCATAGTGTAAAACTTCTTGCCTTATTAAGAGGAAATACTAATAATAGTATTAAAGTGCATGATAATAATATTGAGGGTGGTAGTGCAAGTGAATATACAGAAAGTCAATACTGGAATGGTGAAGTTCCTGAGCAAGAATTTGAGAAATATTTACGAAAATATGGATATGAATACACACCAGAAATTGATACTACTAGATTTAAGTTAGATTCTCCATTTCTACATAATGAGGAGAAAGATAAGGAGAAGGACGATGGCATTAACTGATACTGTAGAGTATTCATTACGAGAGGCTCAAGAAAATTTAAGAAATGCACTTGCATTTTCAGCAAGAAATGAAAAACCATATGTATCAAAGCATATAGCAGACATGCTTGCTAATATAGACAATATCATTGATACTGCTGATGTGATAGAACATTTGAAAGAACTAGAACAAGATTCAGATTAAGTATTGAGATATACTAAGAAAGTCTAAAGACAATATAAAGTTTATAGATAAATTATATACCTTATGTTATAATTTCAACACATCTAGAAACGGAGCTATGATTAATTTAGACGAAAAATACCATTCTTACTTAATAGGTGAAAAAAAGTTAAGAATAGATGGTATAGAGGAGAAAGTAGTGGCATATGGATATACTGATGATGGAAGTAATATTGATGGATATTACTTGACAACACCAAATTATAAGTTAAACTACACATTACAAGGTATATTTGTTAAAATGACAGCAATTAATCAAGTGGCTGAAGTCATTTAAAATATATAATAATGAGGTTATTGCTCAAACTATTATGACAACTAAAATCCCAGAACACGATTTAAACCACGAAGTTTACCTTGATCCTAAGGATGGAAAGGAGCATATTAATCATGGTATGATTGAATATTCTAAAGAGGATTTAAAACTTCACAATGATGCTTTTCATGCTCACGAAGAGAATGAAGAAAATCCTGGTGGTGCTAAAATTAATGATTGGCATACTAGACATGAGGATAAGCATTTAGAAGTATATTGTGACAACCATCCTGACTCACTAGAGTGCAGAGTGTATGATGATTAGGACAGTTTAACATAATGGTACACAGACCCCTTTACAGGGGTTTTTTTAATGGTATAATAATAGTATTATACAAGGAGATCACCAATGAAAGTAACTAAACTTTCGGAGATTGTTGCTCTCGGTTTTGAAGAACTCATTACTGAAGGCGATACGAGAGAAATAGGAAAATTTCTTGCTTTCCCAACTGAGAGAATCATAGCACCACAATGGCTACGAGAGGAGTGTGGTGTTTATACAGAACAATCACCTGATGATGATGAGGGACAACAAGAGAAGTATGATAGATTATCTACCAATGGTTTAAGAATACAAGTTAAGTTTCGTGGTGGTAAAACATTACACATGGAGCAAACTAGAAGAACAACAGGGAAAAATGCAACTGCTGGTGCAAAAAATGGTCAAGTACGTTATGCGATTGGATCATTTGATGTTATACTATTCATTATTCCTACCAACCATAATAATATAGATGATTGGGAATATCTAGCAATTCCAAACTATGAATTAGAAGATGATAAAATGAGTGGGTATTGTGTTGGTCAAATACCAAGTAGATTGAGAAGGAAATATGCAGGTAGAGCAAAAGAAGTGATTACAGCAATGGAAGATGCTAAACGAGTATAGTATTGGTGATAGTAAAGAACTACTGAAAGAAGTAGAATCTAGTACAGTGGATTTAATTTATATTGATCCACCGTATTGTACTGGACGAGATTTCTATCATTTTGATGATAGATTTAAATCTAGTAGTGACTATAGAGAATTACTGATAAGACCATTAATACTAGAATGTCATAGAGTATTGAGTGATGTTGGTAATCTCGTAGTGCATGTTGAACCAAAAGTATCTCATCATATTAGAATTGTATTGGATGATGTATTTGGTGAGACTAGATTTAAGAACGAGATAGTATGGATCTCTGGTGGTAATCATAAATCAAAGAAACAATTACAACGTAATCATGATACTATAATTGTTTATCAAAAGGGTAAAGAATCAATATACAATCCCGAACATAGAGAATATGATGCTGAGACAGTAAGAAAAGCAAAGATATGCCCATATCGTAAAAAGAAATACAATACATCCGCACTGGTAAATAGACAACCAAATGTAGTATCGAGACCTAACCTAAGATATGAGTGGAATGGAAACCATTTACAATGGCATGTTTCGAGAGAGAGAATGGAAATGTTACATAATGATAATAGATTAGAGTATTCATCTAATACAGGTATTCCAAGAGTCAAGAAGTATCTTGATGAAATGGATGGTATTCCAATTAAAGATGTATGGACTGACATTAAACAAATACAGGGAATAGAGAAGTTGGATTATGCTACACAGAAACCAGTAGCATTATTGAATAGAATTGTGAACATGTTTAGTAATGAGGAATCAACTATATTGGATCCTTGTGCTGGTAGTGGCACAGTTGGTAGGAGTGCTATTCTCACAGGTAGAAATTATATTCTATTTGATCTCAATGAAGATGGTAAAGCATTATTCAATAAATCGCTAGTGGGGCTTGTGCCACTTCATAAAGAGTCACAACCAATGTTGAATCCCCTTGAAAATCTGTTATATTAAACATGGGAAACAAACATACTAAGTCATTAGATGACTAAAGACACAACTAGCATAGTTGTGACGGTATTTTTTGTTTCTCTCACCTTCCAAACCTGACTTTTTTATTATGTCACCTAATTTTGCAGAATTTCTTTTGGACACTACCAACAATGGAAATGAGATCCTAGCGGTTCTTGAAGATATTGTACAGGTAGTAGAGACAGGAGGAACCGACCTATAGGACAATTTAATTAGTGTCACAAGCCCCCTACACAGGGGGTTTTTTATTGGTATAATATATACAGGGAAACAAAACAGGCAAGGATCTATGGTTGTCTTTGTTCAGCAGAGAAATTACGTCCTGTAAGTCCTAGTTTTTGTTTCTCGCATCCAATTATCCCCTTATTCCTATGGTAAGACTATCTACAGGACAAATGCAAGAAGAGACACAGGAACTTCTTGATGAGTACAATGAACTCTACAACTGGGAGTACAACGATATGTGTGACTTCATTGAAGAGCATGGAGAGGAGAACTTCAGAGACCACTATGAAACATATAGCAGACTTGTTGATGACTATGAGGAAGTGGTTGATGAGTTCATAGAAGATTTTGATGTGAGTTCTATTGAGAACTTTGAGGACATGTATCAAGGTCAATATGAGAGTGGTGCTGACTTTGCAGAGCAGATATGCCAAGATTGTGGATACATCACAAGAGAACTACCATCTTGGGTTGAGATTGATTGGCAAAAGACTTGGGACAATGCACTTTCCTATGATTACACATTAATCGGAGAAGGTCACATATTTAATGCCAATTATTAATCATGAGAAATTATCAGGAAATCAAAGGTTCAGAGAAAATTATCAACGAACATCTGAAAACAAAACCAAAATGGTTGGCAACTTGTAATAAGGTCAACAAATACACCAGAGCAGGGAAAGATGGTAAGTTTATCATTTGCCCGATATGTGACCAAGGTAGTTATGTATTCCATTTTGCTTGGTCAGCACTCAGTTGTCAGCATTGTGATAGTCTTATCACAAAAAGACATTGGAAAGTGACAGGATAGTGACACTTCAATTAGTGTCACACGACCTCTTAACAGAGGTCTTTTTATTGCTATAATAGAAGAGTAAACAACACAGGAGCATTTATGACTGCAACACCAGTTGAATTAACATATGATTCTCCATCTTACGACAAGTACGAAGATGTGAAGAATAAGACAATTCAAGAGAGAGTATTGGAGTGGACAGAGCAACTATGTGAATCACTTGCTGAGAATTACAAACAATATCATGTTAGAACATTAAAGGGAAATCTATCAGGCAACTATCCAAAGTATGCTCAAAAACAATTAGATGAGTTAGAAAATGGAACAGCAAACTTGATGAAATTTCGTATTCAAGAGGGTCGTAAGTATTATAAAATAATACAGCAGAACTTTGAAACATACAATGACTTTAATGATTATCGTGATGGTAGTGTTCATGCTTTTGTTGATAAGAACACTGGGGAAGTTTATATGGCAGCATCTTGGAGAGCACCTGCAAAGCATGTCAGATATGATATGAGAATCATTAACGAGCGTAACTATGTACATAATCCTGTTAATTGCGATTGGGCAGGTGGTTACTTATACATGAGGTAATTCAATATGTCAAAGAATATGACAGCAAGAGAAAAACTATTATTCACACTATCTTTCTTTTGGTTTATGCACTGGGGTGTAAATATAACCGACTTACTCATAACTAAATTCGCTTTTTAATCATTATGGAATCATTCAACTGGGCAATCACAGACACATTTCACTGGGAGAGTGAAACTTGTATCAATTTCTATGAGTTTGCTAATGCAAAGGATTATGCAAAGAACTGGAGTAAAGAGGTAGGGTCAGTTTTTATATGGAAACTGACAAGTGGCAACCCTATCAAGTGGATGGAGATCAAATAAATGTTATTAACATCAGGAGATTGGAATATTGACATTGAACGTGACCTGACATTTGGTGTCTTTGATTTCATGTGTAAGAAGTTTAATTCATTATTGGATGCGACAGTCGAAGTCAATCAAGTTGATTTAAGAGACGAATTTGCGTATGGATTCTGTCAAGTGGACAATGATGGAGAGTTTTTAATTCATATTCATAATGATTTGAATCAGAAAGAGTACATCACAACTCTCATACATGAACTGGTGCATGTGAAGCAAACTCAACAAGGACTCAAAGATGATGAAATGAGAGAATCTGAAGCATACTTCTGGGAAGGTCTATTATGCAAGGAGTATATGACCAGTTTAATTAGTGGCACAGTCATTGATGAAAAGGTCTGATTATCCATTATAATAGAAGAGTAAACAACCAAAGGAGATTTTCTTATGAACAGTCTAAATGAGTTTGTAGATTATGTATGGTCATTTTATGGAGAGCATGATGACACTTTATATCCTATCAAAGGGTTGACTAAGAAAGATATTGTAGATGCTTTCAACATCTATATTGAGAGAATTGAGAAAGGAGATCTTGAGTATGTACATTGGACATGGGGTTATGGAGATAGTTTAGATAGAGAGAGAGTCAGAGATATAATCCTTGAGCAACCACAATTCACATCAGGATGGTAATTATGAACACAACTTCACTCACACCCGAACAACTTGGAGACCTTAAAAGAGAGTTTGCCCATCTGATGATTGGAGATATGTCTCCCAAAGAATTGTTTGAGTTTGCAATTCACAGAGTCACATGTGATGTTGCAACTATGAAACAAGAGGAACTCAAAGATCATATTGATGAGTATGATGAATATGCCTATGAAATCTTAGAGGACTATGTGACCGACACAGTTGGTTCATATGAAATCTATCAAGAGTTCATACAAGAAAGAAATGCAAACGATTGGATTGACAACTAATGACAAACAAATTCACACCCGAACTTATCAGAGAACTTAAATCTTTCTTA